GTATCAGTGTCATTAGATGTGATTCTCCTATTACTTATTATAATAGCACATTTTGTAAAGAATAAATAGAGTATAACGGAGAATATTTACTCAAAATGGCATTATCTATAAATCCTTTAGCACAGTTGATCACATCATCCTCGCAAGCTATATCAAAAGCCACTAACGAAGCTCAAGCAGCCATACCTCAGGTAGGTGATGCACTATCTAAAGCCAATCTTGATGCAACTATTTCTAGACTCAGCGGAGAAATTGGTAGTGGGCTTAATGGGTTAACTGCAGGCACAGGTAGTGCTTTTGGCACACTTAAAAGTGGAGCCAGTAACTTTGTTGCAGGTGCTGGAACAGCCCTGGGTGGCATTGGTAATACCATACAAAGCACAGTATCTGGTGGTATATCTACACTGCAATCAGTAGCAGGATCTACTAGTAATATTACTGCAGATATATCAGGTACACTGAATAAATTAACAGGCGGAAATCTTGCGGGAGGGGTACAGGGCTTAGCCGGACAGATATCTTCAGCAGCAGGTATGTTGAATAATTTTCTAAGCCTTAAAAGAGGTGCTAACCTTCCAGCAGGTGCAGAGTTATTTCTACAACAAGGAAGTCAAATTCAACTACAACCTAATGCTAAAAATGATTGGCGTGTGAGAATCAATGCAGAATGGAATCTGTTTAATAGTCCGTTGTTCAAACTTTTACAAAATACTGGTGGAGTGGTTTGGCCTTATACTCCAAACATTACTGTATCAACAAAAGCAAATTATCAAACTATAGATGCTACACACAGCAATTATCAATTTCAGGCATACAAAAATAGCGTGATAGATGACATTACAATCAGCGGTGAATTCAGTTGCGAAACTGAAACTGATGCAGCTTATTGGATCGCAGCTACTACATTCTTTAAGACAGCAACTAAAATGTTTTTTGGCCAAGGAGAAAATGCAGGTAATCCGCCGATCATCTGCAATCTAACAGGCTACGGATCCAGCGTATTTGACAAAGTACCTGTGGTGGTTAAATCGTTCTCTGTGGATCTCAAAGATGATGTTAACTATATAAAATGCAACACATTCGGAACCAATACATGGGTACCTGTAATGAGCACTATCTCAGTTACAGTGTCACCGATATACAACAGACGTAGATTGAGAAAATTCAGTCTGCAGGACTATTCAAGAGGCAAGGCTGCAGACAGCGTAGGATATATCTAATATGGCAACATATACTAAATCAAGTCCTTGGACGTCAACCCAACAAAACAATCTTTATCTAGAATTGTTGGAAATTAGACCGGTGCCTGCCGAATCGGACGATTTTAGATATGTGATTGAAAATCAATATAAACATAGACCAGATCTGTTGGCCTATGATCTATACGGCAATCCTAAATTATGGTGGGTGTTTGTGCAGCGTAATATGAGTGTAATCAAAGATCCAATATATGACTTTGAACCAGGAACAGTTATCTATCTTCCCAAAAGATCAAACCTAGAAAAATTTTTAGGAGTCTAACATGGCTATCAGAGACATTGGTAGAGCAATATCAGACATTGTTAGGCCAGACGGGGGAAAAGTTTTAGACCTTGGCTTTTCTTCTGTGGGCATAGGAGAAGGGCTAGCAGAACGAGTAACAGGGCTAAACCCAGCAAGATCAGTTGATCCCATAATCAAAGGTTCCAGCACCACAGCTTCAAATCCCAACAAACAGCTAACAACCAGCGCCAATCTTCCTTCGGTGATTCTAAATCCCCTAGAACAGTTTGCTTCTTTTTCACCTATGTGGACCATGGCCTGTTTGACCAAAAAACAATTCAACAACCCACCGTCATATAGAAACAGCCCAGCAGATCTTAAATTTGTGGTCATGAGTTCCGGCGGTAGATTTGACAGCCAACGAGTCAATACCGCTCACGGTACTCCGGAATTTTTTATCAATAATTTCACGATGAAGGGATTAGTCGCAGGTGGTAGTGCTAAAACAGGAAACACCAACGCATTTAAATTTGAATGGGAAATATACGAACCCTATTCCATGGGCACACTGTTACAGAGTTTACAGGTCGCTGCAAAAAGTGCTGGATATGCCAATTATCTAGACAATGCTCCTTATGTTTTAAGATTAGATTTTCTAGGCTATGATGAACTAGGAAAACAATACAAAACAATTAAGCCAAAGTTTTTTGTAATGAAATTAATAAATGTTAAATTTCAAGTCAACGAAAGTGGCAGTACTTACAAAATGGAAGCGATTCCTTACAATCATCAAGGATTCAGCGATGCTATTAATGTAGCCTATAATGACATAAAGATCACTGCTGGCAACACCGGCACAGTGGAATCAGCACTAGCAGGGGACAGCGAAAGTCTTCAAAAAGTATTAAATGACATCGAGCAGAGATTAAAGGATGATGAGCAGATTGGAATCAAAGACGAATACGTGATAGATTTTCCAACATCATCATCTACATTCAATGCCATGCGGGATATTAAAAGTGTGGATAAAACAGCCACAGTTAATCCCAATGAAGCAGCACCGTTGACACTAAAAGGAAATGCAAATGTCAAGGTACAAACAAGCTTCGACACCAACGACATAGGAAAATCTACCTTCGGGTTCGGTCAAAACAAAGGCGGAAATTTCGTAATGCCTAAACATGGCGATCAAGTCAGCAAGGACGGAATAGTTAGAAGAGATAACATGACTATTAATCCCAAGGACAGAACTTTTCAATTTGCTCAAGGTCAGTCCCTGACAGCGATAATAAATCAGGTTATTCTAAGCTCGGAATATGCCAAAGAAGCCATAGATCCTAAATCAAAAACTGGTCGAACCGCAGACGGATTTATCAAGTGGTTTAGATTAGATGTTCAAATAGAACTTTTAGACTATGACATAGTGACTGGTGATTTTGCTAAAAGATTTACATATAGAGTTGTGCCATTTTTAGTTCACGAATCGATATTTTCAAATCCAACTTCTGTGCCTAACTATGCTCCTATAAAGAAAAAAATTACCAAGGCATACAATTATATCTACACCGGACAAAATGTCGATGTTCTAAGATTTGATATCGAAATTAAAAATTCATTCTTTACAGGAACCCCGCCAGGTAATCCAGCAGACAGTGCCAAAGCTTCTGATCCGAACACCAGCGGAGGCACAGCACCTCAACAAAATAAAGAAGCCAAAGCAGGTAAAGGCGCTGCGGTTGCTGCTGCCCTAGCCACAGGCGGCAGAAAGAGAAATCGCAGAACCCCGGACGCTTTAGACGATAAAATCAAAGGCGGATCGAGACAACAGGATGTTGAACAGGCAGTAGCAGAAGCTTTTCATAAAGCATTTACTCAGAACCAAACAGAAATGGTTACTATTAACATAGAAATCCTAGGAGATCCTTATTGGATAGTAGATAGCGGGTTTGCTAATTATTTTGCTCCTGCTACAGAAAATAATTCTCAAATAACCGAAGACGGCACGATGAATTATGAAGGCAGTGACGTATACATATATCTAACATTTAGAACACCGTCAGATATCAATGAAGGAAATGGAACCTATGAATTTTCCTATGGCGGCAAAGAAAGTCCCTTTAGCGGTATTTACAAAGTCAATCAATGTGAAAGTGTATTCACTGATGGTACTTTTAGACAAAAACTTTCTTGCATGAGAATGCCAAGTCAAGATATAGAATACAAAGAATTACCCCCAGAAGCAGGTCAAACTATTAGAGCGCAAAACGGTGATGAAGGAGCATACGAGTTTGGAACTCAACTACCTGATCGTAATAGTGTATCAGATACCGCTACAAAAATAAGAGCAGTCCCAACAAGTGAAGACGCACAACGTCGTGCAGCTCTAACAGGTAGAATAGGATAAAAAATGGCAGAAGATAAACGCTCGTCGGCGGAATTAACAAACTCTAGAGGAATAGGCAACGGTCCTTATCTTGCAAGGATTATCAGCCATCTTGATCCAAGTTTTATGGGCAGCCTCGAAGTCACATTGCTTAGAGACCAAGGTAATACTATAGGACAAGATACTCAGACCTATGTAGTGAGTTGCGCTCAACCATTCTTTGGATATACCGGATTTGAGTTCATGGGCCAGAATTCTGCGATAGCGAAACAGACTCAAGGAGAACAGGCGCTAGGACAAAGACCTAGTGCTGCAGGATCTACCACAGCAGAAGCCTACAACGACACACAAAAATCTTATGGTATGTGGTTTGTACCGCCAGATGTTGGTGTTACAGTGCTGGTAGTTTTCATTGACGGCGATCCGTCACAGGGCTACTGGATAGGTTGCGTGCCTAGTAGATTTGCAAACCACATGGTACCAGCGATTGGGGGATCTACTGAACTCGATATAGATGCTGCCGATAAGAGAAAGTATGGAGTAAATCAAGACGTTACTAAAAGAACCCCATTACCGGTAGCAGAAGTTAATCGAAAGTTAAATTCTAAAGATCAAACCATTGATGTAGAAAAAATTCCAAAAGCAGTACATCCTATCGCAGATAGATTTTTAGAACAGGGATTATTAGAAGACGATGTTAGAGGAGTCACGACAACGTCAAGCAGAAGAGAAGCACCAAGTATGGTATTTGGTATATCTTCCCCCGGCCCAGTAGATCGCAGAGAAAATGCTAAACGTGCAAACATCGGATCAATAGACGGACAAACAAGTTCTCCTGTGCCTATCAGCAGATTAGGCGGAACACAATTTGTCATGGATGACGGAGATGATAGATATCATCGAGCAACTTCCGCAGCTTCGGGTCCGGTAAAATACATCGACCTTCTTGAAAAGAAAGTCGTAGGCACAGGCGAAACAGCAACCAACGCCGGCGAATCAACGATTCCTTATAATGAATATTTCCGTGTAAGAACCAGAACCGGACACCAGATATTGATGCACAATTCAGAAGATCTAATTTACATTGGAAATTCTAGAGGAACCACATGGATTGAATTGACGTCAAATGGTAAGATTGATATCTATGCTCAAGACAGTATCAGTGTTCATACGGAAACTGACCTCAATGTATTCGCCAACAGAGATATTAATCTAGAAGCCGGTAGAAACATTAACATGAAATCTGGAGGCAGACTAAAGGCAGACATAGGAACCAACATGGAACTGCTGATAGGAGTAGATGGAAAAATCACTGTGGGATCAAATTGGGATCAAAAAATAGGTGGAACAACAAAACTAGCATCAACAGGTAATATCAACGTTGTGTCCGCAGCCAACAATAGATTCACTTCAGGAGCAAGTACACACATAGCAGCAGTGGGAGAACTTAGAGAAAGCGCCAGCACAATACATATGAACGGAGTATTGGCCGACGTGGCACAGGTGGCAGAACAGGTGATACCATTAACAACACATGCTAATCCAGCTACGTCCACTTCGGCCGACTGGGCAACAGCAAAATACCAATCAGGAACTATATCCAGCATTATGAAGAGAATACCGATGCACGAACCGTGGCCCCTACATGAAAATCAAGTACCCCAATTCTTAACGCCAACAAATACAGATAGGGATACCTAGGAGATAGTATGGCAAATAAATTATACAATCAAAAAACTGTCGCAACTAACACAGCTTCTGTGGGAGATAAAGGTGGCACATTTACCTATAAAGGATTTAATTCCAAAGAATCATCTAAGAATTATAAAATCTATGACATTGATCTAGTCAAGCAGGATTTGATCAATCATTTTTATATTCGCAAAGGCGAAAAATTAGAAAACCCAGAATTTGGTACCATTATTTGGGATATGTTATTTGAACAATTTACTGAAGATGTTAAAGAAATGATAGCTAAAGATGTAGAAACAATAATCAACTACGATCCGAGAATTGTAGTAAATGAAGTATTGATTGACAGCACTGATATTGGAATACGCATACAAGCAGATGTAACGTACATACCGTTCAACATCAATGAGCGCATGACATTTGATTTTGACAAGAATAATTCTATCATTAACTGAGCAGTTAATTTTGTTTGGTAAATATGATATAGGAACTGACGATGACAACAACTAGTAGACAAAATAACCTAATACTCAATGAAGATTGGACCAGAGTCTATCAGACATTTAAGAATGCTGATTTTAAATCATATGACTTTGAAAATCTTCGCAGAGTTATTATCACTTATCTAAGAGAAAATTATCCAGAAGATTTTAATGATTATATTGAATCGTCTGAGTATATGGCTCTTATTGATGCAGTGGCATTCCTAGGACAAAGTCTAGCTTTCCGTATCGATCTAGCATCAAGAGAAAATTTTATCGAATTAGCAGAACGCAAAGAAAGTGTTTTACGTTTAGCTCGCATGCTTAGTTACAATGCTAAAAGAAACATAGCAGCTAGCGGATTAATTAAATTTTCCAGCGTAACAACCACAGAAGAATTATTAGATTCAAACGGTAAAAATCTATCTAATCAGATAGTGTCATGGAACGATCCAACTAATACTAACTGGTTAGAACAGTTTATCACGATTCTGAATGCAGCCATGGCTGACAATACAGAATTTGGTCGCAGTCAGGGATCTGGAACGATACAGGGAATTCCTACAGAACAATATAGATTCAAAACCACTAGCACTGATGTTCCCATATATACCTTTAGTAAAACAGTGGCAGCAAGATCTATGACCTTTGAGATAGTCAGTACAGCATTTAAAGACAGTGATGCAGTTTATGAAGAACCTCCAGTGCCCGGAAACCAACTGGGATTTATATATCGTAATGATGGTAAAGGACCGGGTAGTCAAAACACTGGATTTTATCTATTGTTTAAACAAGGTAGCTTAGAACTTGCAGATTTTTCCATAGATATTCCAACAACTAATGAAACAGTCGCAGTTGATAGTGCAAACATTAACAATGACGATGTATGGTTGTTTAGCTTAGGAAGCGGCGGAAATCAATTAGACCAATGGACTCAAGTCGCTAGTTTAATTGGTAATAATATTGCTTATAACAGCATTACACAAAACATTAGAAATATCTACGCCGTCGAAACCAAAGAAGAAGACAGAGTTGATTTGGTATTTGCTGACGGTGTTTATGGAAATTTACCACAAGGTGCATTTCGTGCTTACTACAGAGTCAGTAACGGATTAAGTTATACCATTGCTCCTGCAGAGTTACGAGGAATTAATATTTCAATTCCGTACGTTAGCAAGAACGGTCAAGCACAGACATTGACTGTGGGATTGGCTCTGCAATATTCGGTGTCGTCTAGTGCCGCGTCGGAAGATATCGATTCGATCAGAACCAACGCCCCTGCTGTGTATTACACACAGAATAGAATGATCACAGGCGAAGATTATAATCTTGCGCCGTTGTCTAGTTCTCAGGATATATTAAAAATCAAATCTATAAACAGAACATCCAGTGGCATCAGCAGAAATTTTGAAATACTCGATGCCAGCGGAAAATACAGCAGTATAAATGTATTTGCGGATGACGGATTCATCTATAAAGAACAGGTAGAAAGCCAATTAAATTTTAAATTTACCAGTAGAATTGAAATATTAAATTTCATTAAACGTAGTGTTGAACCTATTTTTACTGACACAGATGTGTATAATTTCTATATCACTAAATTTGATAAAATTCTTTTTACAGATTTAAACAGTATTTGGCAAAGCGTTACTTCAGATGTTAATATGGCCACAGGATATTTTAAAAACGTAGTTGACAATTCTTTGTTAAAGGTTGGAGTATATTCTACCAGTAGCTTAAAATATCTAGCCCCAGGTGCATTAATTAAATTTGTTCCTCCTAGCGGTTACGCCTTTAAGAAAGGCGAGCTGGTATTAATTGATTCTAACGACTCAGAACAAACAGATAGATTATGGACTAAGACTGTTAGAATAGTTGGCGATGGAACTAATGCTGGTAGAGGAGTACTAACTACAGGCCTTGGACCAGTGACGTTCAGTGATCCTGTGCCAACTGGTGCAATAGCCAGTCGAATCGTTCCTAAATTTGTTAATGATTTGCCCACTGCTTTAGAAACAGAAATAGTCAATCAAACGTTTCAGGGATTAAACTTTGGTCTAAGATTTGATGTGCCTACTTCAACATGGAAAATAATTTCAGCCAGCAATTTAGATCTAGTATCTAATTTTAGTCTAGGTCAAGCAGGAGATACCACAAACAGCAATTTAGATGCATCTTGGATATTAGCATTTGTAAAAGATGTAGATCAATATGTAATAAGAATCCGCAGATTAAATTATGTGTTTGGTAGTGTAGAACAAAATAGATTTTATTTTGATGCCAATGAAAAACAATACAACGACAACCTAGGTAAAGTGGTCAAGGATCAAATAAAGGTTTTAGGAATTAACAAATCCAGCACAGGATCAGCTGCGCCTATTGGCAACGATTTCACCTTTGAAATTGATGACACAATTAAATTTGATGATGGTTATGAAAGTTCCATAGAAATTAAAGTGGCATTCTCTGATCGCGACGACGACGCTGTTGTAGATAATCCCGAAGCTTTTGAACAGATAGTGGGTCAAGATACGCAATTAAATTATTTGTTCTTTGAAGAAATAATCGACGAGGCTGGCTCACAGGTATATCAATTAGTAGATAATTCAGACAATCTAATATTAATAGTTGAAAGAGAATCATTGGTTACAATTTCTAATTACAATGACGGACAGCTAATATATTTTTATGATTCTGCAGAAGATCAAGTTAAGCGTGTTGACAGAACAACCAACACATTGATATTAGAAAGTGCATATAAGGGTGTGGTTGGTCGAGATAAACTTAAATTTCAATATGTACACAATGCTAGCGTTGATAGAAGAATAGATCCTAGTGTAAGTAATATTGTTGATATTTTCTTATTGACCAGAAGTTATGACTCTGCATTTAGAACTTATCTAACAGGAGGCACAGATACAGAACCTGAAGCACCCAACAGCGACAGTTTGAAAATCAGCTTTGGTGCTAAATTAGATGCCATTAAATCTATCAGTGACGATATCATCTATCATCCTGTAAAATATAAAGTATTGTTTGGTTCCAAAGCAGAAACAAAATTGCAAGCACAATTTAAAGTGGTTAAAAACCCTGGACAAACAATTAATGATAATGAATTAAAGGTTAGAATAGTTACCGCTATCAATGAATTTTTTGATATTGCAAACTGGGACTTTGGTGACAGATTCTATCTCAGCGAATTAGTTACCTATGTGTTAAATCAAGTAGCACCAGATATCAGTAATATAATAATAGTTCCAAGGCAGACCAGTCAGTCATTTGGCAGTCTGTTTGAAATACAGAGCGGCCCGGATGAAATTTTCGTTAACGGTGCCACAGTAGATGACATAGTGATAGTTTCTGCAATAACCGCGTCTGAGGTTAGAGCACCCATTGATAGTATTGTAACCACAACATAATATGGCAGATAAATTTCCAAAAAGCGGTTTACCGATCAGAAAAACAGTAGAACTGTTACCTTCAGTATTTAGGTCAGACACCAATGACAAATTTATGTCTGCGGTAGTCGATCCGTTAGTTCAACCAGGATCATTAGAAAAATTAGTAGGATATATTGGTCGTAGGTATGGCAAGACATATCGTAGTCCGGATGTTTATCTAGATTCTGATAACACACTAAGAAGTCGATATCAATTAGAACCAGGAGTCGTTGTTAAAAAAGACGATGGGTCTGTGGAAAAATTTTATGACTTTATTGACTTTAAAAATCAATTAAAATTCTTTGGCAATACCGACGAGCGTGATAATCTAATAACATCGCAGGATCACTACAGTTGGAATCCTCCTAAGCACTGCGACAAATATGTAAACTTCCTTGAGTGTTATTGGATACCAGAAGGTCCTCCACCAGTTGATGTCTACGGTCAGCCTCGCACAGTGGGCAGCCAATACGGTGTAAAACTAGGTGTAAATTCATTTATTCTAAGCCCGGATGGATATACTAACAATCCCACTCTAACATTATATCGAGGCGAGACCTACAAGTTTAGAGTCAACTGTCCTCAAGAAGGATTTGTGATCAGAACTAACTATGACACTGGTTCATTGATATTCAATCCTAACAGGGCCTACGCTGCAGGGCAATTTGCAGTTTACGATGGCAAATTATGGAAGGCTAATGTTGATATTTTACAGGGAGATGGTAGCACCATATCCACAGAAAACAGCAATTGGACATACGTAGAAAATATATCCACAGGAACAGCACTTGATTACAACAACGGCGTGACTAACAACGGTGTTGAAAACGGTTATCTAGAATTCAAAGTTCCCTACGATTCTCCCGATGTGTTATTCTATCAAGGTAAAATAACACCAGATAGATTTGGACGAATTATAATTGCTAATATCGAATCGAATACGTTTGTTGATGTCGAAAAAGAAATCATAGGCAAAGAAACATACACCAGCGGTAACGGAGTTAAATTTACCACAGGGTTGATTGTGGAATTTAAAGGTAACGTAACTCCTGCAAAATATGCCACAGGTCGTTGGGTTATTGAAAACGTAGGTGTTAAAATTAATGTGGTTAACTGGGATGATTTAGTTATTCCTAAACTGGCAAAAACTGTACCAGAAATAGTTTTTGACAATGCAGGATTTGACACAGAACCTTTTGATGATGCCAGCACTTATCCTACAGAACAGGATTATATCGTTATTAGCAGAGATAGTATTGATCTTAATCCTTGGTCACGATATAATCGTTGGTTCCATAGACAGGTTCTAGAATACGCACATCAGTTGCGAGGAGAAGATTTTTCCGCCCCAGAAATCGCTAGAGCTAAACGTCCAATCTTTGAATTTTTACCAGGGATACAATTATTCAATCATGGTCGTATCGCAAAACAAACAGTTGATTATATCGATGACTATACTACTGATGTTTTAACTAATATTGAAGGCAGTGTAGGATATAGTATCGATGGAGAAACACTGTTTGAAGGTGCAAGAATTTTAGTTGTTGCAGACGAAGATGAATTAACAAATAATAAAATTTATCAGATACAGTTTATCACACATAATGGTAAAAAACAAATTCATTTAGCCGAACCAGCAGACAGCGATTCAGCAGAAGGCGAATGCGTTCTAATTCGACGCGGTGCAAAAAATGCAGGACTAATGTTTCATTTCAATGGCACAGCATGGGTTAAGAGCCAAGCTAAGACCAAAGTAAATCAACCGCCTTTATTTGACGTATACGATGCTGACGGTGTAAGTTTTTCAGACCCGGAAAGATATCCTGAAAGTACATTTGCTGGTACTGAGATTGTGGGATATAAAGTTGGAACAGGCCCAATAGATTCTAAATTAGGATTTCCATTAACCTATCTTAATATCAACAACATCGGAGATTTGTTATTCCATTTTAATTGGGATACTGATACCTTTAGATACAAAGAAAGCGATGCTACAGTAACCCGAAGAGTGGCTACGGGTTTTTATTATCTAGATGATTCTGGAGGTTATGGCGGGTGGGGTAATGGATGGATAGATACTTCTAGAAAATATCTAATGCCATTGATAGACAGCATAATAATAACAGAATCTACCAATACTTTAACGCTTACTATTATTGATTGGAAAGAAATAGAAAGTGACAGCGATTATGAAATTAGATTCTATCTCAACGGCGCAATATTTAAAAGCCCCTATACAAGAGATTTCAACAAATTTATTTTTAGTGAAAAAACATTTGAAGTAAATGACATCATATCTATTAAACTAGTAACTGACGTTCCGCCCGATACCGGATACTATGAAATGCCTATGGGATTAGAAAAAAATCCTCTTAACGCACCTGTGGCAGAATGGACACTGGGGCAAGCAGCTGACCATCTGAATTCTGGTTTAGATTTTAATCCTAATTGGACTGGAGTAGTTCCGGGACTAAACGATCTGCGAGATATTCCATTAGACGAATTTGGAAAGCCATGGAATACCTACAGTACCAGATACATGCATCATTCTGGTATAGCACCGATCGCGGTGAGCCTGTTGTGCGATAAAACAAATAATATTATCAAGGCCCTGCAGTATGCTAAGAAATCATATACTAATTTTAAAAATAATTTCTTAGATAGAGCCACAACATTGCCATACAACAACAATGTTGCGGATTTTGTAGATGATATCATTGCAGATTTAACTAGAACAAAAACCGTAGACAGTGCATTTGCTGACAGTGATATGATTGGCAGCGGTGCCTATACTGCTATCAAATACATTGTAGAAGATACTGGAACAAATACGTTTGCCCTTTCTGCAAAATTCTCACTGTCAGAATTAAGTCGTCGAGCTGTATATGTTTATATCAACGATCAACAATTATTGAATACCAAAGATTACGAATTTAATTCTACATTTGGTTTTGTTATCATCAGTAAAGATCTAGCAATCAATGATGTTATTGAAATCAGAGAGTATGTATCAACAGCAACAAATTATATTCCTACAACACCAACAGCTATTGGATTGTATAAAAAATATATGCCTATGCAATTTGTCGACGACACATACATAGAACCTAAGACAGTAATACAAGGCCATGACGGTAGCATTACGATCGCATATGATGATTTCCGAGATCAATTATTATTAGAATTAGAATATAGAATATACAACAATATCAAACAAGAATATAATGAAACGCTGTTTAACATTGATGCGGTTCTTGGTGGATACTATGGAAACGCCTTGTATACTAAACCTCAGCTTGATGCTGTGGTAAATCAAGAATTTTTAAAGTGGATACAAAACACAAATATCAGCTATACCGCTAACACAACTTTTGATTCAGAAAACAGTTTCACATATACCTACACTAACATGACCGATCCTACAGGTTTACAGAGTTTACCTGGTTATTGGAGAGGAGTATATAAATGGTTCTATGACACAGATCGCCCACACCGCTGCCCGTGGGAAATGTTAGGTTTTTCTGAAATGCCAACATGGTGGGAAGACGAATACGGCCCTGCCCCATATACAAAATATAATTTGATTTTATGGGAAGACCTACGTGATGGTATTATTCGTCAGGGAGATCGCAAAGGTATCTATGATAGATACAAACGTCCATCATTGATGTCGCATATTCCAGTCGACGGCGACGGAAAACTTTTAAGTCCACTAGATTCAAATCTTGCAGGCGACTTTGCACTGATCAATAATCAAGGACCGTTTGTTCTTGGAGATATTGCATCAGTTGAATATGCCTGGAGAGCTAGCTCAGAATGGCCATTCGCTGTTACGATAGCAATGTGCTTGATGAAACCATTTGACTTCATTAATGACAGTCTTGATAGGTCTAGAGTTAAAGTAAACAAACTAGGACAAACTGTACATAAAAACACAGATCTCTTTATTACACTAGATGACATAGTGATGCCAGTATCTGGTGGCGATCAAACAGCTGGACTGTTAAATTATCTTGTAGATTATGCAAAATCAATCGGCGTGTCTCTAGATGAAGTTGCTAGAAAAATAAAAAATATTGATGTAAGATTAACCACACGCCTAAGCGGATTTGTTGATAAAGGTCAACAAAGATATCTATTAGATTCTAAGAGTCCAAAATCAGCCAGCAGCAGTGTGTTTGTGCCTCCAGAAAATTATGATATAATTTTTAATGTCAGCACACCAATCTCTAGTGTAACATACAGCGGAGTTATTGTTGAAAAGACAGAAGGCGGTTGGATTATTACAGGTTACGATGATTCAACGCCATATTTCAATTATACTGATGTGTCGCCTAATCAAAAGGATCCTCTAATATCTGTGGGGGGTATATCAGAAACGTTTGTTAATTGGGAAGCAGGAAAACAGTTTAACAATGGACAGATTTGTAGACTAAACAATACCTTCTATAGAGCATTAAAGACACACACATCAAATACAGAATTTGATAATAGTCTATGGAAAAAATTACCCAAACTTCCTTTAATAGGGGCAGTTGAAGCACTCAGAAGAAGAAATTTCAACAGAGCTGTTAAAAAATTAAGCTACGGAACTAAATTAATTTCTATACAAGAAGTTGTTGATTTCTTATTAGGCTACGAGCAATATCTCAAATCTCAAGGATTTAAATTTGATAGATATGATGCTGAAAATCAAGTAGCGCAAGATTGGTTAACTAGCTGCAAAGAATTCATGTTCTGGACTAGACAGAATTGGGCGGTGGGTTCATTGATCACTCTTAGCCCGTCGGCACAAAAATTAGATGTTACTATTCCTGTGGGAGTGGCTGATAATATTCTCGATGGATTCTATGAATATCAAGTACTCAAAGGCGACGGAAAACCGCTGACACCGAATCTTATCAACGTTAATAGAACCTTCCAGAACATCACAGTCGAAACTGCAAACACAGAAGAAGGTATCTACTATCTAAAGCTCTATTATGTTCTAAAAGAACACGTAACTATTTTTGATGATAGAACTGTGTTTAATGACATCCTTTATGACAAGACCACTGGGTATCGCCAAGAACGCATCAAGTCTCAGGGATTCCGCACAGTGGATTGGGACGGTGATTATACCAGTCCGGGATTCTTATTTGATAACGTAAACATACAATCCTGGCAACCATTTACTGATTATAGGTTAGGCGACATTGTTTCATATAGAAGCTATAACTGGACTAGTTTAGTTAATCAGTTGGGATCTGAAGAATTTAATCAAACTAACTGGAGCAAATTAGATTCCACACCAGAGAAACAATTAGTAGCAAACTTTGATTATAAAGTTAATCAGTTTGAAGATTATTATGATGTTGCATCATCTGGTATCGGAGAAAATCAACGAGCACTGGCTCGTCATACTGTAGGATATCAAACTAGAGAATATTTACAAAATCTATCTGAAGATCCCGTAACACAATTTAGATTATATCAAGGGTTTATTCGTGAAAAAGGTACAGCCAACGCTGTTACTAAAATATTCAATAAACTCAGTCGTGCCGGTGATGCCATTGAATTAAATGAAGAGTGGGCTTTCAGAGTAGGTAGACTAGGAGGAATAGATCAACTCAAAGAAATAGAAATTTTATTAGAAAAAGACAAATTCCAGATCAATCCTCAGCCGATGCTGGTACTTGAAACTAAACCGATCAATATACTAGATCAATATTATAGAATAGCAGGATCGGATTTTTCTATTCAACCGATTCCTTTTACAACTCACATCAATCCAACATCCACTGAAGCTGAGCCTGTTAGAACTGCCGGCTATGTAAAAACAAATCAAATAGATTTTGTTGTTGCATCTAGAGATGATATCTTAAATATTGATATCAATTCCGTGATCGAAAACGATCACATATGGATCACATTTGATAGTTATACTTGGTCAGTGTTAAGATACAATCAGTCACCGATCATAACAATAACCTCAGTTGCTAGATCCGGAACCGACGTTGCAATAACACTGGATCGTAGACACAATTTTGTTGTGGACGATATTGTTGGTTTTAAAGAAATCACAAATCTTGAAGGATTTTTTAGAATCACAGCAGT